AACTGCGCGCCGCGGTCAATCCGGCGAACACCACGGTTGCGACCTGGGCGGCCGAGTTGATCCAGACCGATACCCAGCCGATGCTCGACCGGCTCATTCCTGACAGCATCTTTCTGCCGCTGGCCAATATGGGCGCGCGCTATACGTTCGGGAATGCCGGCGTTCTGAAAATACCGGTTCGCGCCAATACCCCGACACTGGCCGGCAACTGGGTGGCGGAAGGCTCGCCGAAGCCGGTCAGGCGGGCATCGTTCACGACGGTGTCGCTGTCGCCGACCAAGATGAGTGTCATCAGCACATTTACGGAAGAGATGGCAACCTATTCGGCTCAGAGTATCGAGCAGATCATTCGCCAGGCGATGAGCGACGACACGTCCATTGCGCTCGATACCTATCTGATCGACGCGGTGGCGGCCTCGGCCGGGGTGCGGCCGGCGGGGCTCTTGAACGGTGTCACGCCGATCACGGCCTCGGTGCTGACGCCGGTCTCGGCGGCGATGGTCGCCGACCTCAAGGCGCTGGTCGGGGCGCTGATCACGGCCGGCGGTGGTCGCAAGATCGCGATCCTGATCAATCCGCTGCAGTCGCTATCGCTCGGCCTGGTGCAAACCACCACCGGCGATTTCCTGTTTACCGATCCCGCTCAGGTCGGCAGCAAGCTCGGCGCGCGGTTCATCGTATCGGCGAATATTCCGGCGGGCCGGGTGATCGCGGTGGATACGGCGGATTTTGCTAGCGCGCAGGGTGACGCGCCGCGGTTTGCGGTGTCGACCGATGCGACACTGCATGAAGAGGACACCACGCCGCTGGCGCTGGGTACGACGGGCTCGCCGAATGTGGTGGCGGCCCCTATGAGATCATTATTCCAAACAGACGCGGTAGCTATAAGAATGAGTCTCTATGTGACTTGGGCAATGAGACGTACCGGTATGGTCCAGACTATAGCAGCCGTGACTTGGTAGAGGACTTCCGATTGCTATATAGGACATGAAATACTAACATGTGGCTTCCGTCTAATCAAGGAAGGAAGCCACATGGAACCATTATTCATCAAGCAGGGTCAGCGCTTTGGCCGCCTGGTCATTGTTGAAGAGATTGAACGGAAGGAACGGCATCGCTGTTTCCGATGCCGATGCGACTGTGAACAAATTACGGAAGTCCGCTTGGACCACCTGACGCTCGGCAAGATTTTATCGTGCGGATGCTATGCCATTGATCGTCGTACCAAACACGGAATGTATGGCAGTAGCATTTACAAGCGATGGAACATGATGCTGCAACGCTGTGAAAATCCAAAAACCAAGGAATACAAAAACTACGGCGGGCGAGGCATCAAGGTTTGCGAACGCTGGCATGATTTCCGCAATTTCATTGCGGATGTCGGAATGCCATCGCAACCCGGCTACGAACTCGATCGCATCGACAATGATCGCGGGTACGAACCCGGCAATATTCGTTGGGTTAGCCAAGCCGTTCAAATCCGTAACCAGCGCAAGCGCTTGGGATGTACCAGTCAATATCGCGGCGTGTGCTGGAATTCCAAGCGTCGCAAATGGCAAGCCGAAATCAAGGTTGGCCCAAACCGCCGCATGCTCGGCCTATTCGAAAAAGAGGACGACGCCGGCCGCGCCTATGACAGCGTCGCAAGATTATACAAAGGGTTCACATTGAATTTTCCAGAGGGAGAGAACTGATGGCAGACGACGACAACCGAACCGACGACGAGCGCAAGAAGCAAGCCGCTGACGACGAGCAAAAGCGGATCACCCAGGCCGAGGACGATCGCAAGGCGCGCGAGCAGGCCGAGGCCGATCGCCAGAAAGCGATGAAGGAAACTCCGCTGGTGCCGAACGATCAGGGTATCGTGATGGTGGAGGCCATCATGGGACCATACCGCGGCCAGCGGCTGCAGATGAAGGAAGCCGATGGCACCGCCGCGATCAATGAGCATTGGGCGCGCAATCCGGTATGGGCGGAATATGTCCACGACGAACTGAGCGACGAGGAACGCAAAGCGGCGTGGGATGCCTCGCACGCCTGGGCCAATGCGCAATGGGAGGAAGCGCAGAAGGAGCCGGAGGAGGCCGAGCCGAAAGCGCGGGAGCGGGAGGAACAGGGAGGCGACCGGCCGCCAGAGCAGGAACAGCAGCGCAATCTGCAAGCGGATCAAGGCGGTGCCGCTGCCGGCTACAAGACGCGGACACCCGAACCGCCAAGGCGCGGCCGCTAGATGGGCATGCTGCAATCGCTGGCGCGGCTGATCGTGCCGCGCCTGAAGGCCAATCCGGCCGGCGAAGGCAACTGGCATCCGGGGCCGTACACCGTGAACGGTGGCGTGATCCCGGCTGGCAGCCCGTGGAACTTCTGGCAATGCGACATCGATCCGTGCGGCTATCCGTCGTCGTCGATCGTCGAGGCTTGCGTTTGGGCCTATGTGCGGGCGATCGCGCAGTTGCCGGGCTATCACCGGATCGAGCTCGACAATGGTGGCACCGAAACGGTGACGAGCTCAGCGCTGGCGCGGCTGTTGCGCAGCCCCAATGCCTACCAGACGCCGAGCGATTTCCTGGTGCACCTGATCCGCTCGCTGTTGCTTGCCGGCAATAGCTACTGGATCGCGCAGCGCAATGACCGGTTCGAGGTGACCGCGCTGCACTGGACCGATCCGCGGGCCTGCCGGGTGCGCGAGATCATGGTGCAGGGCCAGGCGTTCCGTGAAATTTTCTATGAGATCGGTGATAATCCTTTGTTCACGTTCGATAGCATCCTCGGCCGCACCAGCCTGGTGGTGCCGGCGCGCGATGTGTTTCATGTGAAACTCGCTTGTCCCAGACACCCGTTGGTCGGCGAGACCTGGCTGCAGGCGCTGCCGACCGAACTGGCGCAGACCGCCGCCATCAACAGTTCAATCACGCAAGCCGCATCCAACATGCGGCCGGCCGGGCTCATTCAAACCGATTTGAACCTGACGCCGGCGCAAGTCACCGAACTGAAAGCGCGCTGGGCCGAGACCTCGCAAAACCTTGCCACCGGCGGCGTGCCGATCCTGACCCATGGCCTCAAGTTCCAACCGTTGACGATGTCAGCGGAAGATCAGCAGGTGATCGAACAAAGAAAGATGAACAACGCCATGGTCGCCGCGGTGTTCGGCGTGCCGGCGATCCTGCTCGGGATGACCGATACCGGCACCGCGAAATCCGCCGAGGCGGTGATGGCGGAATGGCTCGCCGCGGGCCTGGGTTGGTTGATCAACCACGTCGAGGTGGCGCTGGATCAATTTGTCGGCCTCAACGCCAACTCGATCGGCGCTGGCCGGGAATATACCGAGTTCGATACTGAGGTGCTGCTACGCTCGGCGTTCCGCGAAAAGATCGAAGGCCTGGCGCGCGGTGTGCAGGCCGGCATCTATGCGCCGGACGAGGCGCGTTACAAGATTGGTTATCCAAAGGTGGCCGGCGGCTTTGGCAAGATGCCGCGGGTGCAACAGCAAATGGTGCCGCTGGATTTCGAGCCGGAACCAGCGAAACCGGCGCCGGCGCCAGCCTTGCCGCCACCAGATGACAACGAAGATAAGCCAGCCGACCTGACACCCGACGAGCAGGCGGCGCTAGCCTTGTTCCACCTCAAGAGCGAGTGTGATCATGTCCGTGCTGCTGCCTGACCGGTCGCTGCTGCGCGCGGTCGCCGAGATCGTCATTGCCGAGGAACGGCAACGCGACGCCGCCGACACGGCGCTATCCGCCGAAGTCGCGCGCTTAAAGGAACGGATCGACGACTATGGCAACGTGATCCGGCAACCAGGGCCGCCCGGACCACAAGGGCTGCCAGGACCGCCAGGCGCGCACATTAAGGGCGACAAGGGCGACAAGGGTGATCCCGGCGAAGCGATCACCGGCCCTGCTGGGCCACCTGGCGAGGCCATTAAAGGCGATAAGGGTGATCCGGGCGAACCGGGACCGCCGGGCGAAAGCATCAAGGGCGACAAGGGCGATCCGGGCGAGGCTGCCTATACCGGGCGGGCGCTCGGCCGCCATAACCCGCAGCAGCAATATCGCGCGATGGACGTGGTCGCGCATAACGGTTCGGAGTGGCGCGCGATCACGGACGATCCGGGGCCGCTGCCCGGTGACGGCTGGATGCTTTCGGCGAAAGGTTCAAAGGGTGACAAGGGCGTGCCGGGCGATAAGGGTGACAGCGTCAAGGGTGATCGCGGGCTGCCAGGGCCGGAAGGCAAAGAGGGCCGCGGAATTGCCGACATCCTGATCGACAACGGTGTGCTGGTGTTCGTCTTGACCGATGGCCAGAGGAAGGAATTCATGCTGGAGGCGGCATCGTGAGTTCAATCCGATCGGCCACCGCGGCGGATTGGCGGGCGTTGCCGGCCGGCCTGCTCTCGATCGCGAAAAGCCATTTGCGGATCGATGGCACTTACGATGACCACTATATCGAGCGCACCATTGCGCGGGCGATCAGCCAGTTTGAGCGCTCGACCAATGTCTCGGTCAATCCGGTGACGTGGCTGTGGTCGCCGGATGCCGGCAATTTCCGCGGCGGTCGCGCGCAGGTGCCGGTGTCGCCGGTCGCCAGTTTCACGGTAAGCGATGGTGCCGATATCTCGGCCGACTATACCCTGACCACCGAGGCGACCCATGGCGTTGGGCTGTTCTATCTCAATGGCGCGTTTGCCGACGGCATGGCGGTGAGCCTGGTGTCTGGCTATTCGAGCGCCGGCGCGATCGAGCCCGGCATCGAGGATATCGTGCTGCGGTTCTGCGGCCATCTGTACGAACACCGCGAGATTTTGGTGCCGGGCGTCGAAGCACAGACACCGGGATGGTGGACCGATTGCGTGGCTACGTATTGGGTACCGCGGTGCTGATGTGAAAACCGTCGAGCTATTCAAAGACTTCGACTATCGGCCGCACCCGCGCAAGACCATTCGGTTTCATGCCGGCACCACCTATACCCGTGTGCTCGAACTTGCCGCGCAGGAGATCGAGCGGACAGGGGCCGGCCGCATACTGCCTCCTCATGCGGCCGGCAGCTATCTGACCCGCGACGCCTCGCACGCGTTCCGGGTTCGAAGGAAAGTCTGAAACATGGCGCTCGGCGCGCGGGTTAGTATCGGCGCCAAAACTGGCGCCGGGAGCTTGCGCCACCGCGTCACCTTCGCCGAGCGCGACACCACCCAGGACGAGTACGGCAACGTTAGCGGCGGCTGGATCGATCGCTGCACCGTCGCCGCCAATATCACGCCGCGGCTCGGCGGCGAGGCGATCGACGCGGCACGGCTCGCCGGGCGGCAACCGGTCATGATCCGGGTGCGTGCGACGCCACTGACGCGGCGGATCACCACCGACTGGAAGGCAACTGACCAGGACGGTACAGCCTACAATGTGCGAACCGCAATCGACGCCTTCATGGGCAGTGTCGACCACGGCTACTACATCGACATGATGGCCGAGGCCGGGGTTGCGGTATGAACATGATCGCAAGGGTGACATGAGTTATTCCGACCCGTCGCTGGCGCTGCAAAAGGCGATCGTCTCGGCGCTGAAAGCCGGCGAGACCGGCGCGCTGGTCGGAGGCCGCATCTATGATGCGGTGCCGGGCGGCGTCGCCAAACCGTATGTAAGTTTTGGGCCGTTCCAGATGCTTCCCGAGCATGGCGATTGTTTGGACGGCGGCGAAGCCTTCGTGACGCTCGACGGCTGGGCCGCCGGGCCGGACACCGTCGCCGTCAAGCAGTTGGGCACCGCGATCGCATCCGACCTCGACCGGATTGCCGTGCAGGTCGACGGTCAGCGCCTGCTCGAACTCGCGATCGAACAGACACAATACCTGCGCGATCCCGACGGCATCACCGCGCATGCCGTTGTCACCGTTCACGCCTGGACCGAACCAACCGCAATAGGAGTATGACGCCATGGCTATCGCGACCACCTATCCGTTCTCTCAGTTCCTCGTGAAAGTTGGAGATGTCTCTCTT